TTAAGTGCTCAAGTAGATGCATTAGTAGAAGCTCGCTCTTTATCAATTCCTCAAATGGAAAATGTAGGAAGAGTGCTATTCAGTAGAGATGTATCAAAAATTTCTACAGCGGAATTAAAAAGAGATATTTTAGTGTTTGCTAAAAATGAACCTGAAGTGTTTTTAAGTATTCTGAATGACCCATTAATGAAGTTGCAAGCTAAAGTTCAATCATTTTTTGATGAGGGTAAGTTAATGATGAAGAAACAAAATGTTCACTTTAACACTAAGACTAATAAGAAAAGAATGATGACTGTACCTTTTGGTGAAGATAAAAATGCTATTGTAGCACAATATTTTAAAACTGATGAAGGAGTTAGTACTTTAAAAATGTTAGAAAAATTAAAGTAAATATTCGGGTGTAGGCACATATTTTATAAGAAAGAGAGAGCTCATAGCACTCTCTTTTTTTTTGCTTATCTTTGCTAATAGTAACTACCTATGAGAGGTAGTTTTTTTACTAATTTAAAAATATAGAAAAAATGGCAAAGTATTTAGAAATTACAACAGGAGCAGGAAAGGAATTGGTTCCTGTGGGAGATGGTTTATATGTGGAAAGAACAAGTGCTACAGCAATGAGAATTTATAGTGTTAATGCTTGGGGGCACCACTTTGGACTAGTAACAGTAGGCTCTACGTTTGCAATGGTTACAGCTATGAATGAGGCATTAACTGCTGCTGCTCAAACGAGTTGGCAAAATGCAGTTGTTCCAGTAGTATTACCAGCTGGCGAAACAGTTACAAGTATTGCAGTTACAGTGTTTAGTTAAACACCAATTACACTAACTAATTAAGAGGTTGCTAAAAAAAAGTAACCTCTTTTTTTTTGCTTATCTTTGTAGAAAGATTTTATAATGATTAATTCAGTAAGAAATACAGTATTAGCAATATTAAATAAGAATAACTACGGATATATACCTCCTAATGATTTTAACTTATATGCTAAACAGGCTCAACTTGATTTATTTGAGGATTTGTTTTATGAGTATAATTATCAAATAGTAAAAGAAAATGTTAGACAATCAGGAAGTGGATATGCAGATATCGCTAAAGGAATTGTAGAGGTTATAGATTTATTTTCTACTACTGCTGCTCTTACACAAAGTGCTCCTCAAGTAGGAACAAATCAATATACAATGCCTGCAGATTATTATTTAATAAATAAAGTTTTATGTTATGATACTGCAGGGACTACTTATACAGGAGAAGCTGAAAGAGTAAGTCATAGTAAAATTACAATGTTAACTAATTCTAATCTAACTGCTCCTACCACAACTTATCCTGCATATACAACAGAAGCCTCAGTGCTAACGGTATATCCCTCTACTATTACTGGTGCGAATCAAATGCAAGTTCAATACATAAGATACCCTGCCGACCCAGTATGGACATATTTATCTATAACTGGTGGTGCTCCAGTTTTTGACAGCAGTTCAACTTCTTATCAAGATTTTGAATTATCAGCTGATTATGAAACTGATTTAGTAGTAAAGATTTTACAATATGCAGGTGTATCAATTAGGGAAGCAGCTGTAGTGCAGTATGCAAATCAAGCGGAAATTAACGAAAATACATCAGAACAATAATGGCTTATTTAAACGATTATCAATATTACACAAATTCAGGAACTGCTCCAACGGATGCAAATTGGGGCTCCTATCAGTATGTGAGTTTAGCAGATATAGTTAATAATTTTTTATTGATGTATTATGGCAATCACTCTTTAGTTAATAATGAAGAAAGATATAAAATACTTTTTCACGCCAAACGAGCAATTCAAGAATTAAATTATGATGCTTTTAAAGAAATAAAAGCTTTAGAATTAAATGTAGGAGAACAGTTAAGATTTATTTTACCTCAAGATTATGTAAATTGGGTTAGAATATCTTTATTTAAAGATGGTGTATTGAGACCATTAACTGAAAACATTCAAATTAACACTTCATCTGCGTACTTACAAGACAATGATTCAAATATATTATTTGACGAAAACGGAAATGTGTTAAGACCAGAATTTTCTACTCTAGATTTTGACCGTATAAAAGGAACGGATAAAACTATGTATTTAAACCAAGGCGCAGCATTTGATGGATTATACGGGTGGAATTATAATGGATACTGGTACTTTGATTTACCTGTAGCAAATCACTATGGATTAAACACCGAGACTGCAAATGCGAATCCGACTTTTAATATAGATAAAAAAAATGGAGTAATAACATTTAGTTCTAATATTAAAGAGGAATTATGTATAGTAGAATATATTTCCGATGGAATGGAGGGTGGAGTAGATAGTGAGGTAACTGTTAATAAGCTTTTTGAAGACTATGTTTATGCGTATATACAATATGCGATTTTAAATAGTAAACAAGGGGTGCAAGAATATATAGTTGCACGTGCTAGAAAAAATAAATCGTCTTTATTAAGAAATGCTAAAATAAGAATGAGTAATATTCATCCTGGCAGATTATTAATGAATATGAGAGGTAAAGATAAGTGGATTAAATAAAATGGCTAAAACAACACGAAATTTTATTGTCGGTAGAATGAATAAGTCTGTAGACGAAAGACTTGTTCCTAATGGAGAATATATACACGCAGAGAATGTTCGACTAGGTTCTACAGAAAATTCTGAAATAGGTTCAGTAGAAAACTCTAAAGGAAATAAAGTTATCGCCACCCCGTATTATCCGAGCAGCTCTACTACTACTCACAATTTTAAATGCCTGGGAACTTATGCTGATGCTGCTAATGAAACAATTTATTGGTTTGTTCACGCAGATGATGTAACTGTAGGGGCTACACAAAAATTAGATATGATAATATCTTTTAATGTAGTTACTCAATTATTTATCTATCACGTTATAAGTATTGATGATGGAGGAGGGGTAAATACTACTTTAGATTTTAATGATGCTTATTTAATTAATTCAATTAATAAAGTAGATAATCTATTATTTTTTACAGACAATAGAAACCCACCGAGATTTATTGATGTAGATAAAAACTATGCTGAGCCTATTGTTCATATTGACCAATTTTCCGCAGAAGATGTTCTGGTAATTAAACGTCCACCTGCTAGTGCTCCTACTTTAGAGCTCCTTACAATAGCAAGCGTAGAAACATATTTAGAGGAAAGATTAATTTGTTTTGCATACCGATATAGATATGCTAACAATGAATACTCGGCTACTTCACAATGGACTCAAGCTGCATTTACCCCTGCAAGTTTTAATTTAAGTTTAGAAAGCTCTTTAAATGAAGGGATGGTAAACACGTCTAACGCAGTAAAAGTATACTATAACACAGGAGGGTCGTTAGTTAAAGAAATACAACTTTTATTTAAAGAAGCTGATAGTAATACCGTAAAAGTTATTGAGTCGTTTGATAAAGATGAATTAGGGTTAGGAGATAATAATACCGAAAACTTTTTATTTGATAATAGTAAAATATTTACCCTTTTACCAGACTCAGAAATTTTAAGATTATATGACAATGTTCCTTTATTAGCCAAGGCTCAAACATTAATGGGTAATAGATTGATGTATGGAAATTATTATGAAGGATATGATTTGATTGATACCTCAGACAATCCTATTAATTTTGATTTTACTACTTCATTGCTGGCGACTCCAATTAGTGAAAAGATATTAGTAGGGAGTTTACAACCAAACTATGTAAAAGTAGATTGTACTTCAGGTGCAGCTGTTCAAGATATTATAGCTGATGGGGCTATTGGAATGTTTTTAACTGACGATGGATTAAGTACAGGAACACCTTTAGAGTTAAAAGCGGGTGCAGTATTAGATATTGATTTAAATTTTATACACACAGAATTTACAGGAGATATTGCTGGAGCGTTTTCACCTCCTACCGACACTACTCCAGCAACTGATTTGCGAATAAGTTTTAGATTCCCTAGAGATTATACTAATGCTTATGACCTAGCTACCAGTGAGGAATTCAGAACTTATATAGGTTCTCCTCTAAGTATTCAAACAGTACCCAACTGTATTGATGGGGCTAGTGTTTCCGACATATTTAATTGTTCTTTACCTAACAATCTTGCAGGAGCTTCAGGTGGAAGTACTACAACTTTAACTAAATGCTGGAGCTCGGATTGGGATGAAAATTGTACGGGAGGTACAGTACCCCAAGATACAAGTACTGCTATAATGGGCATAGGCGTAGGAACTAATGTAGATTATCTAGAGATACAATTAATGGGAATGGCGTATGTCGATACTTGTGTATATGACGGGGGAGCCACTGCTACTCAAGTAGTATGGGAATTTTACAAAATCCAAAGCAACGAAATTATTTTTAAAGCCATAGCTAATCCTGCAAGCCTTCATAGTAATAGAAACTATGAGACAGCTATTATATATATGGATGAATATAAGCGAAGCTCTACTCCTATTGTGAGCCCTTTTAATACGGTAGCTGTGCCTTGTGCTAACTCGGATAGTAAAAATCAAATTAAAGTAGAAATACCTGCTACAATGAACCCTCCTAACTGGGCTACAAGTTATAAGTTTGCTATTCAGGCTGACCGAAGTGGTTATAATATTATATATACTAATCTGTTTTTTAAAGACCCAAAAAGCACAAGAGTTTGGTGTTTATTAGAAGGAGAAAATACACAAAAAATAGAAAAGGGAGATAGATTAATAGTTAAAAGAGATAGTAATGGTGTAATGTCTCGATGTGTCTACACTACTGTGTTAGAAAAAGAAGTGCAAATTGAAGATTTTATGGAGATAGCTATAGAAGGAACGACTGAAAAAGAACACCTTCCCGCAGGCGCCTATATGGCAGTAACCCCTGATAATTGGGCAGCTAATGTAGCTACAGACAGCTTGTTTTCTCCAGGGGCTGCGCCTACAGGAAATAGGTGTCCAAGAACTGTTGGGTCTAGTTATCAACTCATTATGAACCCTTGTGAAGCAGATGGCCAGTGTGCTTCTACTTATTATATGTTTTCTACCCCTACAGGAGTGGCTACCCCTAGTGCTGCAGAGCCAGCACTTAGAGATGTCACAATTCCTCAGGGAACTAGAATAAACTGGTATATGGAATTTAAAAGAAAAAATGATGGCAGTCTTTGTGAAAAAGTAATTTATACCGTAGAATTAGACGGGTTAGTATCTCAAGATAACTACGCAAATGTATATGATTGGTTTGTAGGAGACAATATACAGGCATTAATAGACAATGGAGATTGGGATGTTGGTAATGAAGGAAGTGATGGTACAATAACTTTTGATTCAGGTATACAATATCAAGGTGCAAACACTGACACTAGATGTGATTTATTATGGGATTGTTCGGATAGTATAAGTTGTGGAGTTAAAGATTTTACTATAAAGTTTTACAGAGTAAATAATGTTGCTGGAAATGATAATATAAGTAATGAGTTAGGTTTATTTATAAAAGGGGGTAAGGCTTGTGGGTCAAGTGAGAAAAGAAGAACTAGTATTGATATGCGTGTAAGTATATTTAGGAGCGACAGAACATTAGTGTTTGAATCAGAACCTACCGATACTGCTCCTGGTGTTTACTTTGAACAAAATCAAACCTTTAATATAAATAATAATTTCCACGAGTCAGGCACTGCAACTGGAGACCAAAATCAAACAGCAACTCTACCAGCTATTATTACTTTAGATGCAGCTAATTGTTTTGCTTATGGTAATGGAGTAGAGAGTTATAAAATAAGAGATTCTATTCAAGGAAAAGCTATGACTCTAGGAAATCGCGCTTATGGAGCTAGTGAGCAAATTTATAAAAGAGCTCATCGATTTGCTGATATAACCTATAGTGGTATCTATAATGATGAGTCTAATATTAATAAATTAAACGAATTTAATTTAGGATTAATTAATTTTAAACCTTTAGAAGATTCTTATGGAGGTATTGAAATCCTTTCAGGAAGAAAAACAGATGTATTATGTTTACAAGAAGATAAAATATCTTATGTATTAGCTGGTAAAAACTTATTATCAGATGCAGCTGGAGGAAGTGCTTTAACTTCTGTCCCAGAAGTATTAGGCACACAAATATCTAGAATAGAAAAATATGGAATTAGTAATAATCCTGAAAGTTTTACAGAATGGGGTGCAGATAAATTTTTTACTGATGTTAAAAGAGGAGCAATTATTCAGCTTAAAGGAGCTAGTGCAGACAGCGAACAATTAGGAGTAATATCAGAAGTTGGTATGAGGGGTTATTTTAGAGATTTATTTAATGAATCTTTTCTTTATCAAAAAATTGGAGGTTTTGACCCTTATATGAATGAATATGTTTTAAGTATAAATAACACTCGATTGCCATCGGAAACTAGATGTTATAATTGTGGGGTATCATTAGATATTGCAGTAGAAGCAGGAAGTCCACAAGAATTTTGTTATATTCTTACGGAAGTAGCTGGAAATGCTAGATTTAATTATTATACAGGGCCAAACAGTAGTACCACTACATTTACTGCTTCGTGGACAGATAGTGCAGGAAGCACCGCAACTGTCACAAGTGGAGCTGTAAGCACCAATGGCTTTCTTACAATTATCCGCGACATACCTACTATAACGCGAGTTACTATTACAGTTACTCAAACGTCAGGAACAGGTAATTGGAATATTGTACAAGAGTGTCCTACTAACGCCCCTGTTACTGTAATTCAAGTATGTTTAACTAATCCTGATGAGTCTACTTCATCAAGTTATAATCAATATTACTGGAACACTTTTGCTGACCCACAACCTGCAGTTCCGTATTACACTAACCCAACCTACACCTCTACCACTACAACTAATTTTGTAGATTTTGCAGAAGGGTCTACAGCCCCTACCGTATCTCAATATACGACTACTACAGGGCCAACAGGAGCAGCTGGATTTCCTCCAAACAACGGATACGTAACCATACAATCTAATAAGTTATCCCCTGCTAACTTTACTTTTAATGTTACAAATGATAAATTTTATTGGCTAGAAAGTAACACCTTATATCAAAATAACTCTACTGATATTACAAATTTATTAGCTGCAGCAACTGTTACAAATACAGAAGAAGTAACGGCAGGGGTCTTATATAGAGGGCAGTTTGCTAGAACCGTTAATAACACTTATTTATATTTAATATGGGATTATCGAAGTGTAGTGGCTACTAACTTGAGTTATCAAGTAGGAACAGCTGACGTAGATGCTGATAGATTTGCTGCGTGTTGTTTAAATGCTCAAACTCCATATTACTTAAATGGAAGTACCTTATCAACCGCTAGTGTAGTATATGATAATAATACTCAAACTACTGTATCTGCGGATGGTTATTATAGTGATGGTTCATTTGTAAGACTACAAAAACTAGGAACACTTCAACCTGCAACAGCGTGTGCGTGTGGAGTACCTTGTGGGGCTACATCTTATACTTTTAAAACTCAATTTACTTCGGTATTTAAAGCTAGACATTATTTTAGTGCAACTACTGGGGCAGTGGTAATAACCTGGGCTGTTCAAGCTATGCCAAAAGGTGTAATGGTAACTTATAATGGCGTGGTTTATAATAAATGGGTTTCTAGTGTAGTGGGAGATGTAAGTCCTAATAGCTTAACAACCCCTGTCTACTTAGGTAACTCTGGTTCAGGTACCCCACCTTCGGCAGGAAATTATCAAGTGGCTGAATTAAATTCAACTACTGGAACTTTTCTTCCTATTCCTGCTACTACTCAATATGTGGCAGTAACTGCAGGTGAAATTAAGACTAATGGATTGGGAGTAGCTACTTGTACTTTAGTTTTTCCTAAAATGTCTGCAACTGTTAATTATGTAGATATAGAATTTTATAATCTATTAAGCAGCACTGATTATCCAACTAATACTTATACGGTAGCTTGCGTAGCTAGTTTAACTGCTCACGCAGCTAGTGTTAATACTTATGCCACCAATCTTTTAGCTTGTGCAGAGTCGACCTCTATAAATATCTACCATAATTCAGGCACCACTTTTGCTGTAAATGACCAAATATTTGCAAATGCTCAAGGTGACCTTGCAGTAAATACAGATGCAGCATCTCCAGGATATGCTAATAGATTATATAGTGGGGGTGGATGGGTTAAAATTGCAGCTGATTCAGGAGGAACGACTGCTATACAATTAAGTGATGAAAGTATAATAACCGCAATATATACGTGTTAAATAATTAAAATAAAAAGAAATGGCTTTTATTAATCAAACAGTAACATATAGCGAATCCGTACAAGGGTTCCCCTCTTTTTATTCTTATATACCTGAAAAAATTATAGGTATGAATGGGTTTTTATATACATTTAAAAATGGAAAATTGTATCAGCATAATGATAGTACAGTTCAGAGAAATGAATATTATGGTGTTCGTTATGATTCAGAAATAAAAAGTGTATTTAATGAGTCTCCATTAGAAAATAAAATATTTAAAACTATAGGTATTCAATCTGATGATAGTTGGTCTTGTACTTTAACTTCAGATATACAAAGTACAGGAACTATAGATGGAAATAGTTCGGGTACAAACTTTTTTGAACAAAAAGAAGGTGAGTGGTTTGCTTATTTAAGAAATAATGAAGCTAATCCGCTTAGTGGAGAATTTCCTTTACGTTCAGTTCAGGGAATTGCCCAAGATGATGAAACTGCACGAGCAGGACAAGGAACAGCAACTTGTAGTTTAACTTTTGCAGCAGCAGTTGAGTTAGGTTCAATGATAAATCAAGGGGATATTGTATATTATACTGTGGCTCCGTTTACTGGAAATATGACTCCAGTACAAGCGGGAGCGGTAGTGAGCGTAAATAATACCACTAATGTAATAGTAGTAAACAATACAGGAGCAGGAACAACAGCCTTCCCCGCTACTAATACTGCCGCCTATATTATGTATATAAAAAGTCAAGTTGGAGAGTCTAACGGAATAATAGGACATTATGGAGAATTTTGTTTAACAAACAGTAATCCCCTAGCAGTAGAGTTGTTTGCAGTAGATTCGGATATAATGAAAAGTTTCCCTTAAAATTAGTATCTTTGTGATAATTATTTAGATGAGTAATATAGAAACAATAATTGCTGAGCAAGTTTTAGGAGAAGTAACCTCTAAG